GATCTGCCTGTAATGTAGTAAGACCTGCATCTATATCACGCTGTGATAATGGCCAGTCAATTTCATCTAGTATTTGATTTATACGAGTACCTGATAGATCCCCAGCCGTTGCGCCAGTTACTGTGCTTATCTGTGCTAATTGGGCTAATCTAAAAGCATCTACAGCTTGAATAGTAGTCATGGCTAAATCTGCTTCTGATTCATCTGGATAGGTTGTAACGTAACTTGTAATATATCCTGCAAATATAGGATAAGTAGTAGAACCATAGGTAGCAGTAATCTGCACCTTCTTCATAGGTGTTAAAAGCCCTGCGTAGGGCCCTGATATGTTCTGTGGGTTAAAATCGCCATTTTGATCTACTATGCGTAATGTAAGTGAACCTGTTTGAAATTGATCGCTAAGAGCGGTACGGCCTCGATTAGTTTCAATTCTATTTACTTGATTAGATACATCAACGATTACAGCTGTGGCATCTCCCAATATGTTTACATCTAGTTTGCCCTCATCTAAGATTAATGTTTGAGCAAAACTAGGGCCAGTGCTAAAGTTAATTATTGCATTTATTACAGGTACTGTCATACTATAAATCCAGCTGGTACTGTGCTATATCCTGATCTGTTTGCTACCTGAATACTCTCGGCAATAGCTTGGCTTAATCTATCGCTATTAGCATCTACTGTAACTCGGATCTCTGTAGGGGTTTGAGTAGAAGTTCTTTGTGCTACAAATTCGTTAATACGAGCGTTTAACTCCCTGGTAGATTCTAAGCCTATGTTATATTCAAAGGCTTTAATTTGTTCGTTTTTAGCTTTAACTTCGGCCAATGCATAATCATAAGTAGCCCCACTACCACCTGTAGTAGTCATGGTAGTTCCCAGTTTAGCAATCATGGTGGCTATACGAGCATTTAAGGATCTAATAGATTCTAAGGCATCATCAAAACTTGTAACTTGGCTTGCAATAAATTGATTAATTTTGTCAGTCATGGATCTAACAGCTTCTAAGGCTATGCTAAATTTCTTAGCAAATTCCTGGGCTGCCTCAGCTGCGGCAAGTTCGGCTAATGCTTTTTTGGCCAGTGCTTCATCATTCTTAGCAATAGCAATTAACCCATTTAATCTTAATTTAACTTCTTGATCTGTAGCTTCATTACGTGCTTTTTGCAAACCAATTAACTCTATGTCAAACTTTTCTTTTAATTGATCTAAAGCAGTTTTAGCCTTTAGTGTAGTAATTTCTTGTTTTTTAAGTTTTAATAAATCTTGGGATGCTTTTATTTCTTGCTTTCTTTGAGCAGCGAGTACACGGCCTGCAGTTCTTTCTTGTCCACCACGATCTGATGGATTTTGGCCAACCGATCTTAAACTTTCTGCAGCACGTAAGGCTGGACCTATGTATGGAAGATTTCTTAAAATTGATCCATCTACGCCAGGTATATTACCTACTGCTTTTAGTTTACCAATTACTCTACCTAGCCCCACAATTACTTCACTTGTAGCTGTGGCAAAGTCTTCCATGTTATTGGTTAAGCCTTCAATACTCTTATCATCACCTAATTCTGATAATGCATCTAATAAACCTTTGCCTATAATTTCTTCGGCATTGGCTACAGATGCAGCAAACAAACTCATTTTTCCAGCATAAGTATCTAATCTAGCTAGCGCCTGACCTGAAAACTTTTTATTAAGTTCGGCCATAATTGCATCCATGTCGCCAGCTTTTAATAAGGCTTTATCTAGGCCTGCACCTAATCTACTTAACCCTGTGGTATTGCCAGCGTAAGCACGTGATAAGGCTGCAGTAACAGTACTTAAAGATTTACCCGTGGCGGCTGATACATCCATAGCTGTATTTAATGCATTTTGGCTAGTGGTAATAGATCCTGTAACAGTTAGTAATTGCTGAAAGGCTGGGCGTAATTCATCATCTAGTACGCCTGTAGTTTTTTGTAAATTAGATATATAAAGTTCTACAGCTGGTGAACTAAACTGAAAACCAGTGTTTTTTAATTGTTGCTCTAAAGATTTGGCGGCTGCCTCATCAGCTGAAAATGCTTTTACTGCTTCTTTACCAAATCTAGTTATTGCTCTTACTGAAAATGCTGCAGCGAGTGTGCCACCTAATTTTTTAACTTGCTTGTCAAATACACTTACATCTTGTTTAGCCTTTTTAAGAGCTTTGCCGTTCCAAGTTGCCGAGGCTGCTACAAATATATTGGCCACTATGCCACCTTTTTAATTTCAGTTTTGCGTGTAAATTCCACAGCTGTTTTATCTATGGCTTTTAATATAGCTTCATAGACTTTAGTATTATCTTGTGCCCAAGCCTTGTAAATTAAACGGCCTTGCATCTTTCGGCCTGTTGCCCCACGTGCGCCTGGCACTCGCTTAGGCTTTGTTACTGGCTCTAAAGCACCAATAAATTGCTGGCTAGCAAATGGGTTATTCGAATCATAAAAATCTAACGCTTGACTCTTAGCAGACTTTCTAACGTAAGTGCCGCTACCCTCATGCTTAAATGTAAACGGCGCTCTACCTTGTGGGTTTAATCTGCCTGCGGTTTCGTAGATAGATCCAGCCCTACTTACGTTGTAAACATATTGGCTTACTTGCCAGCCATTTTTTGTGGCTACATTTTTACCTGGGTTATATCCAATACCAGCTTTAACTATACTGCCATCATATTTTGGAAATGGTCGTTCGATAGTAGAAGATAGTGGCTTCGACCATCCAGATAATACTTGTCCATTAGATGGTACAAAGCCTTTGGCTTTTTCTGCTACTGCTCGCATTAATGGATCAATAGCCTTACTAATTTTTATTCTTAAATCTTCATCGATAAAACTGAGCCCATTAAGAACGTCTTTAACGCCTACGACCTCTGCTGGCATTCTTAACCCTTTCGGCTCTATCGGTTAATACTTGAACTATTGCCCGATACATTTCCGAGTCCATATTAATAAACTCGCTAGGCGGTATCCCAGTTTCTACAGATAGTGTGGCTATGCTGTAACTTGTAGAATCCCGCTGTATTATTTTTTTTCTTCGTCTGCTACCTCAACAGTATCTAAACTGTCTATAAATTCTGCACCGAATAAAGGTATTTGTGCGCCAGATCTGCGCAAGCACTCCCAGGCTAACCAATAAATATGAGTTTGCTGTTCATGCTCACGCAAAATCTTGCTAATACCTGAACCCCACTTCAATTCAAAGCTATATTCGATTCCTGGCGTTATCTTGTGTTCTGTGACTTCACCATTAGCCCTTGTTATCTTTAGCTTTGCCATTATTACTCCTTAGTTAAAATGGTACCGAAGGCGATACTGTGATTCCAGAGTTTACAGTAAATGTAACGCTAGATGTAGCAATTTCGGCTACTCCAGCTGATCCAATTGGTGTTAGGTTATTTACTAAGATTGAGAACTGGTAGGTAGGGTTAGCAGCTGAAACTGTAGTTCCCTTAACTGTAATTACTGATACAGCTAGAGTCTTGCCAAATGCCTCATTAAGAGTCTGGCTTACCTCAGATGTTGCCCAGTCGTTCATAAAGTCGATTGTAAATGTGCCTGATTGTAGACCTGCTACGAATCGGTGAGCGGTGTCACCCATCGCAGTAATCTCTAGCTCATCTACGATTTGGTTGATAACAGCGCTAGATACTAGGTCGCTAATATCAATAGATGGTGTAGTAGGCGCAGCGTTGGTCGCTAGCTTGATGCCTACGTTATTGTTTAAGTAAATTGCCACTGTTATTCCTCTTCCTTTTTAGGTTGTGCTTTTTCTTTTGGTGCTTCTTTTATTTGGCCTGTCTTTATTAAGAAGGCTAAATCTTCTTCTTTGCTCATAATTAACTCCAGCTCGTTAGGATTGATACTGTTATTTCAGACACCAATAAATCGCCACTTTGAGCGCTTACGATTGCTGGAGCTGAAATGCTTGATATATTAAGTGTCAGCGCTGACGCTGCTAACTTTGTTACTACGGCTACTATGTAATCTTCCATACCAGCCAAGTTGCCCTGGTTATCTAACGCAGGTTTAGTGATTAAAATTCTAAAGTTTGCTAAAGGTAATACTGTTACATGATCGTTATTGCTTGGCACTATGTAAGGATCGCCAGGGGTAATTGCTACTGCATTGGCAAGTAATGTAGCTGGTGGAAATGCAAAAACTGAC